GGAGCGGCTGGTGGTGCAGGGCAACGAGGGCTTATTACATTTAATACAAAAAATACAGATGACGACACTAATCAACCCACAGAAAAAATGCGGATTGCTGCAGATGGCAATGTTGGGATTGGGACGAGTAGCCCTAATGCTCCTCTTGATGTAATAGCAGGAACAGACCAACGCTTTATGGTGCGTGAGCTAGGCACAGGTGCTGTTGTTTTAGATGCCGTAAATGCGGCTAACAGTGCTTACCAGACGCTTATTACAAACGGCAGCGAACATATTTTACGTACTGGCGCAACAGAACGTATGCGGATTAATTCAGACGGGAGAATAGGTGTAGCTGTTAGTGGTATCAGCGGTGTTCAATTTGGTATGAAAATTAATGGTCAATCTTGGTTTTTTGTTTGCGATGCTGATGATGGAACAGATAAATTTAGAGTTGCATCGTCTGGTAATGTTGAAAATGCAAACAACAGTTATGGGCAGATATCTGATATAAAGCTAAAAGAAAATATTGTTGATGCGTCAAACAAATTAGAAGAGTTAAAACAAGTAAGAATTAAAAATTTTAATTTTATAGGCGATAGTCAAAAACAAATTGGGGTGATTGCACAAGAATTAGAAACAATATTTCCTAGTATGGTGGAAGAAAATCCCGACTTAGATGAAGATGGTGAAGATTTAGGAACTGTAACTAAATCAGTTAAATATTCAGTATTTGTTCCGATGCTCATTAAAGCAATGCAAGAACAACAAACTGTTATTGAAGCGTTAGAAGCAAGAATAACCGCACTGGAGGCAGGCTAATGGGTAGCGTAGTTATAAGCGGAGCAACATCAGGCGCAGTAACGCTAGCAGTCCCCGATGAAGCAGGGACTAGAACGCTCACTTTACCTGCAACCACAGGCACAATATTAACCAATGACATAAGCCAAGCTGGAGACACAAGTGCTGGAAATGCGGCGGCAGTAGGCTACACATCTGCTGAAGGGTTAATACTTACAGGACAAGGTTCAACATCAGACGTAACCATTAAAAACGATGCTGACGCTACAGTTATTTCTATACCGACAGGCTCTAACCACGTTGGTATCGGCACGACTAGTCCTGCGACAGAGCTTGAAATATATAATGCGGGATTTACTGCGGCACAGATAACAAGTAATTCTAGCGCTGAAACTCAATTAAGATTTGCTACTAACACCGCCGCACGTATAAGCAATCAAGCCAACACCGCACTAATATTTGATACAAATGCTACAGAGCGTATGCGTATTGACTCCAGCGGCAAAGTAGGTATTGGGACGACTACTCCAGGTGCAGAGTTAGGTTTTCCCATAGGCAATAACGTAGAAATATCGCAAGTTGCCGTTACAGCACACCAAGCAGGAAACGCTGGACATATAGCTTTAACTATAGCTGATGGAGGTGGGCACGCAGGTTTTTTTGTTAATAACACACATGATGGGACATATTCTGACACGCACTTAAGTTTTAAAACAGGCGAAGGCGGTATTAGTGTAGCCACAGAACGTATGCGTATTACTAGTGACGGAAAGTTGCTTGTGGGATATACATCTTCCAACGGCGCATACAAACTTCAAGTGAATAGTCAGATTTTTGCAACCAGTGCAACCATTGCTACTTCTGATGGCAATTACAAAGAGAATATCACGCCTTTAGATGGGGCTTTATCACTAGTATCACAATTAAACCCTGTTCAGTTTGACTGGAAGGAACATCCGGTTCACGAATTTGACCGCAATCAGCCGACTATTGGTTTTATTGCTCAAGAAGTTCAACAGGTTCTTGCAGAACAGCCTTATCTAAATAGTATTGTTAAATCCAATGAATGTGTGCTTGAGCCTGAAGAAACGGATGATGAAGGCAATGTAATCAAAGAAGCTGTTACTGAACCGTTTCTAGGAATTGCCGAAGTCAATATGGTCGCCCTGCTGACTGCCGCAATCAAAGAACAGCAAGCAACAATCACAGCATTAGAAACACGCCTTACGGCATTGGAAGCCAACTAACAGGAGAAAACAATGGCTAACACGTACACATGGAACTTTGAACAACTAGATACAGCACCAACTGAGGATTCGCTTAGTGACGTAGTTAAATCTATACACTGGCGTATTACTGGCGTTAGTGACGCAAAAACACCAAATAACACTGCGTCTACTTATGGACAGGCAATTATAGGCGCGGCAGATGCAGACAGCTTTACAGCGTTTAACAGTTTGACTGAGGATTGGTGTAAGACACAGGTGCTGGCAAATATAGACAAAACTGAAGCAGAGCTAAAGGCTGACATAGATACACAACTTACAGAACTAGACACGCCTACATCTGTGGGCAAACTACCGTCATCATGGTAATAATAACTATTTAACTTAACCTAAACTGGAGATAGATATGGCAGACGCTAACGAAGAAAAAAAACTCGTAATCCAAGTAAAAGACGGAGAAGATATTGTTTATAAGTATGATGACATGAACGATGGTCAACAAGTATTGTTTATGAAAGCAGAGTTACTAAACAAAGAGCTACAAGAGCTAAAAAGCCAAACCGAATATAAAATGGAGCAGTTGCAAATACTAAGTAATCATTATGCGATTACATTGCAAAATAGCTTGCAAGAAGAATATCAATTTGAGAACGGCGAGAAGTATGAAACAAAAAATGAATCGGCAACAAAGACGCAGTAACCCTACAAGCGCAGAGTTAGAAGCACATGAAAGAGAATGTGCGGTGCGCTATGAAAATGTAGAAAAGCGTTTAGATGCTGGTCAGGCTAGATTTATTAGGTTAGAGAATATGATCTGGGGGTTATATGGTCTCTTGATCGTATCCTCAATAATCGGAGAGGTAATCAACTAATGGCTGGCTTGCAAGTAACGACAGAACCGACAGCAGAACCGCTTTCACTTCAAGAGGTGAAAGAATATCTGCGAGTAGATGACAGCACTGATGAACGTGTTGTTAGACCTTTGATAGAAACCGCAAGGCGATGGGCTGAGACCCATATGAATCGGTCTATTATGTCGCAGACGCTTACGTTGCAAGTAGACGCTTTTGATGAGCTAGCAGAGCCATTGTGGGAAGGCACAAGGCAAAGACCAGCCGATTTAAACTATTACAAGCGATATATCAGCTTGCCTAGACCTACAGTCACCAGCGTAACAAGTGTTTCTACTTTTAATGATAGTGACACGGAGACAACTTTTGCCAGTAGCAAATACTATGTAGATACCGCTAGAGAGCCAGCTAGGATTGTATTGCGTAAAGGCGAGACATTTCCTACAGCACTAAGGGTGGCAAATGCTATTAAGGTTGTCTATGTAGCAGGGTACACTAACGCTTACTCAGTCCCAGAGCCTATTAGAATGGGTATGTTGCAACACATAGCCTTTATGTATGAGCAACGCGGAGACAATGTTGACTACCTTCAACACAGAGAATTGCCAAGAATGATTAAGTCTTTGTATGCGCCATTTGTAGTGTACTACGGATTGAGTGGCTCGCCACTTATGCAACTTGGGTAAACTATGAAAGCTCTAGGCAGTTTGAGACATAGGGTACAGCTACAAAGCCCTACAAACACAACTGATGCTGGCGGCGGTATTACGCAAGCATGGACAACTATTGCTAATGTTTATTGCAGTATAGAGCCAAAGACAGGCAGTGAAAGTTTTAGGCAGGGACAGGTACAAGACCGCACAACCCATGAGATAGCTATGCGATATCGCTCTAATATCAGCACAAAATATAGAATATTGTTTGGTAGCCGAACACTAAACATACGACATATCAAGAACTTACACGAAAAAGATAGGTTTTTAGTATTAGAGTGCAGTGAAGGCGAAGCTATATGACCATAAAAAACCTAAAACAATTTCAAGATAGAATGAAGAAACGCATTGATAATGCTGATAAAAAGATGGCTAGAGCTTTAGCAAGGTCAACAATGATAGTGCAAGCAGAAGCACAAGAAAGCATTTTGAGTGGCGCAAAAAGTGGGCGTACGTATATGATCAAAGGAACGCCGCATACGGCATCAGCCGCAGGGGAAGCTCCAGCAAATCTTACTGGCGTACTAGCTGGAGGTATTACAACTTCTGTAGAAAAAGAAGATCCCAATACATTAGTGGGTTATGTAAAAGCTCACGCACGCGATGGCAGTGGCGGTAATTATGCTGTTCATCTTGAGTTTGGAACACGAACAATGGGCGCAAGACCTTTTATGCAACCAGCTTTACAGAAAAACGAACGCAGAATAAAAGAGATATTCATGCAAGAAGGGGTCATAGATAAATGACTATCGGATTATTTGCATTGCAAACAGCGGTATACAGCGCGTTATCAGGTGATAGTAACCTTACAAGTACGCTATCTTGTGGAGTGTATGACAATACTCCAGAGGAAAGCGCATTTCCATACATTGTTATAGGTGAAGATACGACAACTGACTACAGTACAATGGACGTAGACGGTGGTGCTACAACAATGACAGTCCATGTTTGGTCACAGTATAAAGGCTCAAAAGAGACTAAGAATATTATAGACAGGGTACATACTTTGTTGCATGATAGTGCTTTGAGTCAATCAGGCTTCAATCTTGTGAATATGAGGTATGAATTTTCTGATATAATTCGTGATCCAGATGGAGTGACAAGACACGGCATCATAAGGTTTCGTGCAATAACTTTAGGAACTTCATAGGAGTAGATAGAAAATGGCGGCACAAAAAGGTTCAGCGGTACTAATAAAACAGACTATTGGTGGCACAGAAACAACAATTGGGGGTCTACGGTCATCTTCATTAACCATAAACGAAGAAACAGTAGACGTTACCAACAAAGATTCTTCTGGTAATCGGGAGTTATTAGCAGATGGCGGCATTTTATCTATGTCAATATCTGGAAGTGGCGTATTTACTGACTCAACAGCAGAGCAGAGTTTTCGTTCTGCGGCAGTAGGCGCAACAACATTTCAAACATTTACCTTCGTAATACCAGATTTAGGCTCTTATGCTGGAACATTCCAAGTGACTAGCCTTGAATACGCTGGTGAATATAACGGTGAGGCTACATACAGTTTTTCACTAGAATCATCTGGCGCAATAACATTCTCAGCCGCTTAATAGGTAGGTGAAGTATGTCGTGGAAAGAAGTAACAGCTAAGAGTGGCAAGAAGGAAGCGCCAGCGTTTTTACGCGGTAATGAGCTTTCTTTGCCTAATGTGATCGGTCAGCCAACCAGTGTTGCCGTAGATGGCGTGTCCAGAAAGGTACAATCGTGGGAATTAGATCCTAGAGACAACATTATTAACATACAACTAGAGCCGTTAAATGACGGTAAAAAGGAAAAAGGTGAACCAGATGGCGAATCCGTTGAAAGCACAAGTTGATATAAATTTAGGTGGTACTGATTACAAGGCTAGGTTGACTATTGACGCGATTATGCAAATAGAAGAAAAGCTGAATTGTGGTATTTTGAAGTTAATTACAAGAATAGCTGACTCAGATGTACGTATGACCGACCTCATAAGTGTTCTTACTCCAGCACTTAGAGGTGGCGGTAATGACGTATCAGAGAAAGATGTTAAAAAGATAGTTAGTGATTCTGGGATCATAAATACTACGAAGGTTGTTGCAGAACTCTTAGCACAATCTTTGCAAGTAGAAGATCAAGAGGAAGATGCGAAAAAAAAAGAGGACTTAAACTAGACGATAAACTGCCAATAAAAAGATATATGCAGATATGTCTAGGAATGATTGGCATGTCGCCTAGTGAATTTTGGGGCTGTTCAGTTATAGAGATACATTTAGCGATAGAGGGCTTTATGGAATTTAACACAACAGAAAAAGATGAGCCTTTAGCTAAAGACGAACTAGCAGAACTTATGGAGCTTAACCCAGACTAATGGCTACTGTAGACGAACTAATAATTGAGATTAAAGCTGAGACACGCCAATTAAAAAAAGGCTTAGATGAGGTCAACAAAAAGTTAAGCGTTACAAAAAAAGCCGCAAATGGAGCGGCAACAATGGTTCGCAGGATAGGAATTATTGGTGCTGTATATTTTGCTGGTAAATTAGCCAAACAAGTAGCACAAACTGGCTCAACATTTGAAGATTTGCGCGTTACCTTGAATGGGGTATTTGGGAGCATAGAGGCTGGTGAAGAAGCGCTAGATCGTATTTTAGAATTTGGTCAAAAAACACCATTACAAACTGAAACAGTTACGAAAGCGTTTATCGCATTAAAATCAGCGGGAATTGAACCAACTGAAAGAATGCTTATGGCTTTTGCCGCTACAGCAAGTGTTACAACTGATCAGCTAGGCGCGTTTGAAGCGTTTATTCGTGTTACACAAAGATCAGCGTCAGGTGGGATTGGTTTAGAAGAACTAAATATGATTGCCGATAGAGGTATTGATGTATTTGGTATTCTAAAAAGACAATTAAATCTTAATAGAAATGAAATTCAGGCATTTGGAAAAACCTCCGAGGGCGCGGCAAAGATAATAGATACATTGGTAGAATCGTTAGATCAAGAATTTGGCGATCAGCTTGTTAAAAAATTAGATAACTTAAGCACGAAAACCTCAAATTTAAAAGACGCATTTTCACAGCTTGGCGATGTTATATTTGATAAAACAGGTTTTGGTAATTTAATAAAAGGTGGTTTAGACGTTTTAACGTCATCGGTCATAAGATCTACAAAAAAAATAGAAGAAGCGTTTGACAGAGAATTTATTGGTCCTCCAGAACCAGCTCCAAAGCAAATTAAATCTGCACGAGAGCAAATGCGAGATGAAATTATAAATTTTGAGAGTGATTTTCGTAAACTATCAGAAGATACCGCAGATCCACTTATTGAAATAAACCGCCAGTTACAACTTATAAAAGAAGTTTCTGCTAGCCAGCAAGAAATGGACTTTTTAGGAACAACGCCAGAAGAACTAGCCACTATAACTGAACATTTAAACGATCTGGCAAAAGAAGCAACCGATACTGG